CCTCGACCGGGTTCCCGAATGACGGAGTGGTATCTGATTAACAACGACGGGGCCATCGTCCGCACGGCGTTGGCCTCAACCAAGCGCGAGGCCGAGCAGATCCTCGGGCCGCACGGCACCATCATCTCGGCGCTGTCGTGGAAGCACGACCTGCATCGATGGAAGCCGGTCCGCACCATTGTCACGGATGTCGTGGCGCGGAAGGAGGAGAAGTTTTACAAGACGGTCGATACTATCAAGCCGGGGTATCTGACCGTCAACGAGATGGCGAAACGCTTTGACACACGTGACGGAAGGATTCGCCGCATCGTGCAACTCTATGGCATCCCCTACGAGGTCGTGCAATACAAGGGTCGCAAGATTCAGACGTACAGCCCGACGAACGTCGCGCGGATCAGGAAGCACCTAGTGGCCCAGCCCGAACGCTTGACCCCTCGTGCGGTCGTGGAGAAACGTCGGCAAGCCTATCTTGAGCGGATGCGCCAGTATTACCTTCAGAAGAAGCACTCACATTCAGCACGGAGGGCGGTATGATTGAGACGGTCATCATTGCTGGCGTGGTGGGGTCGGCGGCTGGCGTCCTGATTGCCAAGCTCTATCTGGCGGGCCAAGCCCAAGACAAGGCCACCGACGCTTACGAGGAAGGCTGGACGCACGGCTATGACGTTGGCAACAAGCACTCGCACAATCCTCACGGCACGACCACGCTTGATGACGGCGAGGAGGTCGAGTGACAATCCGTTGCCCAGTCTGCGACGATGGACGGACGGACCTTGCCGCCATCAAGACCCACAACATCCTCTGTGCCGAGTTTGGCGAGCGGTCCTACCCGGCGCCAGTCTATGCGTAAGTCACTCGACATCGCCGCGACGGTCTCCCTCCTGCTCTGCACCGTCCCGCTCGTTCTCTTGCTTGCTCTCACGCGCATCCCAGCGAACTATCTGAAGCGACGAAACTATGGCAGGTGACTTTGACATCGGCCCAGCCGACTACGAGGCAGATATGAGTGAGAACGGCAAAGGCGACAGCCCTCGGCCCATTGTGATTGACGCGGAGACGTACAAGAAGAACTGGGAGCAGACGTTCCCGAAGCAAGAAACGCTTGGCGATCCCGAGGAATAACCGTGAGCTTTTCGCTTCCTGTCCCTTCTTGGGTCATCTCCCAGAGCCGGGACTATGTGCATGACGTACAGCTTGGGCATCGCGGCGACGGATCTGACGGCACGATGGAGCAAGCCTTCGTCGGCGTCATTGGGCAGAACATGGTGCAACTGGCCCTCGGTCGCCAGACTATGCGCGGCGACTCGGGCTTTGACGGCGGCGTGGACGTGGAACTGTTCGGGCTTGGCGTCGATGTCAAGACGATGGGACGCACCACGGACCCCCGCGACGAGTACGTCAACAACGTCATGGCCTCGCAAGTTGGCTACGAATCAAACGCCTACCTGTTCCTGTCGTTCAACAAGTCCTCGCAAGTCTTGACGGTCTGCGGCTGGATACCGAAGGAACTCTTTCTGCACCGCGCCACGTTGTACCGCAAGGACGAACTGCGTCACCGCTCGGACGGCACGACCTTTTCCTGTAAGGCAGATATGTACGAGATCCCCAACGCCTCGTTGTACCGAGACGCGACCAATTGGCCCGAACTGATCGTGCAGATGTAGCACTACACTCGCCTCTTTGACACATGACGATCCGCGCCTCGGTCCTCATCGCCAGCCATCGCCAGCAATTCCTCCCGCGAGCGATTGCCTCGGTGTTTTCCCAGACGTTGCCAAAGCACGAACTCCAACTGCTTGTCAACTACTCCGCCGACCCTGCGCTATTCCTGACCAACTGGAACGACCTCTGCTCGATTGCCAAAGGCGAGTACGTCTGCATCTTGGGCGACGATGACACGATGGAACCCGCGTATATACAAACTTGTATAACCGCCCTCGACGCCTCGGGCGCGGACATCGCCTACACGAACGTGCAAGGCATCGACGCGCACGGCTACAAGACCGGCGTCTACGTCCCACCATCCGTCATCACGCTTGACACGATGCGCGGCGGCAACAAGATCTGGTCTAGCTCCATCGTCAGGCGCGAGCTTTGGCAACGCATCGGCGGCTACGATATGCCAATCCCCTACGTCCACGACTACGACTTCTGGGTGCGATGCCTCAAGGCCGGTACCAAGACGGAATACGTGCCAATCATCGGCTGGAACCACTACGCGCACAACGAAGGCCGCGTCACCACGACCTCTGACAAGACCGAAGCATGGCGAGCATTTGACACGAAGCATCCCGGCTTCCGATTGACGCGCTGACGCGTTATAGTAACTTTGATAATATGCCATTCCCGAAAGGACAGCCCAGACCGCCCGGTGCGGGACGCAAGAAGGGGACGCCCAACAAGGCGACCAAGACCATCCGCGAGGCGTGGATCGAGGCGTTCAACCTCGTCAACGAGCAGATCCCGTTGCATGAGTGGGGCGCGTCGAACCCCGAGAAGTTCTACCCGCTCGCCACGAAGCTCATCCCGATCGACGTGACCTCTGGCGACAAGCCGCTCGCCCCATCCTCTATCCGCGTGGAACTGGTAGCCGCCAATGCCGATGCCGACCCCGAATCCTGACGAGAGCAAGGACGACTTCATCGCTCGGTGCCTCGCCAACCCCACGATGAACGCGGACTACCCGGACAACGCGCAACGCTACGCCGTCTGCCAAGCGCAGTGGTCGGAAGAGCGCGAGGGCAAGTTCACCCCCAACATCTGACTGCGTGACTGACAACTGGAAGGTGGAGCAGGGCGACTGCCGCGACATCATGCGGACCCTGCCCGACAACAGCGTGGACGCGATCGTCAGCGACCCGCCCTATGGCCTGTCGTTTATGGGTAAAGAGTGGGATCACGGCGTTCCCGGCGTCGAGTTCTGGACGGAAGCCCTGCGGGTTGCCAAGCCCGGCGCTCACTTGGTCGCGTTCGGCGGGACGCGCACCTACCATCGGCTTGCCGTCGCGATTGAGGACGCGGGGTGGGAAGTGCGGGACTGCCTGTCGTGGCTCTACGGCTCGGGCTTCCCGAAATCGCTGGCGGTGGACAAGGCGATCGACAAGCGTGGGGGCTATCCGCATCTTGCCGCGCAAATTGGTGAGGCATTGCGTATGGCTCGCGAATCGCGTGGCTTGACGGTTGGTGAGTGTGACAAACGATTTTGCGGTGGCACAACGAATTGGTCGTGGTTTGAGGGACGCCCCAAAGGGCAACGTGCGCCAACTACGCAAACGTTCGCCGCAATTGCCGCTGAATGGCCCGAAGTAGCACATCTTGCAGAAGCCGTAGCAGAAGCCGAACGCGAGGTGGTGGGGCGGGACACAAAAGCGCGTAGTACTGCTGGCGCATCAGCTTTGCCAACAATGGGCGGTAGCGTCGAGTATAAATCGTGGGACATCACCGCGCCCGCCACCGACGCCGCGAAGCGTTGGCACGGATGGGGGACGGCCCTCAAGCCCGCGTGGGAACCCATCATCCTCGCCCGCAAGCCCTTGACCGGAACCGTCGCCGCGAACGTCACGCAGTACGGGACGGGGGCCATCAACGTGGATGGGTGCCGGATTGGGACTGATACAGTTCGGTCATCTGGTACGACTGGAATGGATGCGAGGCGATTCGCACAAGGCACCCGCCCACAAGATTATGAAGCGCGTCAAGAGCCGAGTGTACACACAGGTCGCTGGCCCGCCAACGTCTGCCTCGACGAGGACGCGGCGGGGATGCTGGGGGAACCATCGCGCTTCTTCTACACCGCCAAAGTCTCGCGCAAAGAACGGGAAGCGGGGCTGGACGGGATGCCAGAGCGCGAGGGCGGGATCAAGAACGACAGCGGACGTGGCTTCTCGGAAGGCGATCCCTACAAGAAGATCACGACCACCAACCACCACCCCACCGTCAAGCCCATCGCCCTGATGCGCTGGCTCTGTCGCCTTGTCACGCCGCCGAACGGCCTCATCCTCGACCCGTTCAACGGCTCTGGCTCGACCGGATGCGCGGCGGTCCTTGAGGGCTTCCGCTACTTGGGGTGCGAGCTTGAGGCCGAGTACGTCGAGATCGCTCGCCGCCGCATCGCGTACTGGCAAGGTCAGCGGGCCGAGCCTGACCTGTTCGGATGACGCAACTCAACGTCCCAACCCCCAAAGCGTTTGGGTTCCTTTACACGCCGACCCTCGGGGGCGTCCGCTACCGCGTGGCCTTTGGCGGTCGAGGCTCGGCAAAGTCGTGGCAGTTCGCCCGTGCCTTGCTCGTCCACGGCCTGTCCCAGCCCCTCCGCATCCTCTGTGCGCGTGAGTACCAAGCGAGCATCCGAGACTCGGTGCATCGGGTCTTGGCGGACCAAGTGACGCGGCTCGGCCTTGACAACTTCTACACCGTGCAAGAGTCGGCTATCCTCGGAGCCAATGGCACGGAGTTTCTGTTCAAGGGATTGCGGCGAGACATCGCGCAAATCAAATCGACCGAAGGCATTGATATCTGCTGGGTGGAGGAGGCCGAGGCCGTAAGCGATACGTCTTGGCGCACGCTCATCCCGACCATCCGCAAGGACAACTCCGAGATCTGGGTGACGTTCAACCCGGCGATGGAATCGGACAGCACCTACCAACGCTACATCGTCAAGACGCCAGAGCGGTCGATCGTCCGCAAAGTCAGCTACACGGACAACCCGTGGTTCCCTGCCGTGCTAAAGCAGGAGGCAGACGCTCTGCTCAAAGCCGATCCCGAAGCCTTCGCGCACGTCTGGGGTGGCAAGCCGTGGGCTAGGTCGGACGCGCAGGTCTTGGCAGGCAAGTGGCGGGTGATGGACTTCGCGCCAGATAAGGGTTGGCAGGGGCCGTACTTCGGTGCGGACTGGGGCTTCTCGCACGACCCGACCGTCCTCATTAAATGCTACACGCACGACAACCGGCTCTACCTCGACCACGAAGCGGGCGGTATCCAGTTGGATACAGACGCCCTTGTCCGCGCCTTTGACAGCGTACCTGATGCGCGGGCCTTTGTCATTCGGGCGGACTCGGCGCGGCCCGAGACCATAGCCGAGATGAAGAAGCGCGGGTTCCGATGCGAGGGCGCACCCAAGTGGTCGGGGTCCGTGCAAGACGGCATCCAGCACCTCCGCTCCTACACCGACATCGTGATCCACCCGCGTTGCAAGCGAGCCATTGAGGAAGCGCGGCTCTGGCGCTACAAGACGGACGCCCGCACCGATGAGGTTCTGCCGCATCTGGTCAGCGGGAACGATCACGTATGGGACGCGGTGCGGTATGCGTTAGCGCCCCTTATCAAGAAGGGGCCGTCGGTGTTTGTCGTGTAAGGGGTTGCGCCGTTGCTTGCTTTCGCGTTAGTGTTGTGCGTGGCAGACTCCTAACGCGGGGCCATCATTTGTCCGATCGCAAGTCCTTACTGTTGCGCGTGAGCGATGCGCTACGCGCCTTGTCAGGGAGCGGTGAGTCCACCCGTTCCATCATGCCGGTGACGTATCCCAACTTCCCCAACGGCATACAGCAGATGCAGTTGGTCCGTACAGCGGACCC